CTTGTTTTATTCTTACTGTTTTTCCTATAAGATTACCATAAGCTGAAAAATCAAATACTGGTAAAGTAGAATTTGCTAAATGATTTATTATTCCCATAGCTGGATAAGCACTTGTATTAGCTGCCCTTGTAAGAGTAACATGGCAATAGAAAGTAGCTGGTCTAGTATAACTTGCTTGGTTTGGTACAGTTCCAACAATTGAATTATTATATATTGAAACACTATCATAATTACCAACATAAACATTATCTATTGCAATTGTGCTAGTTGAAGCTGGTGATGTTCCATTAACCCAACCTATTACTCCATTCATATAAGCATATGGTGTTGGTATATGGTTTTTATGAGTTCCTACTAATATATCATCAATTGTAAATAATACTGCTTCTTGATTTATTTCAACTTTATATCTTTTTGAAACTGTTGAAGCTGTTGATAGATTAATTGTATCTGTATCAATATCCGCTGCTGCTGCTGTTGATTGAGTAACTAATTTTACAACATTTGCATTTGTTCCATCAAATTGAAAGAAAGCACTTATTGTTGGACTTGCAACATTATCTGACATACCAATATAAGCTGTTTGGTTTGCAATCCTTTGTGATATTGTGGCATTTACTACAATTGTTAATGGGCAATAATCTATACTTCTAAAAAGTTTAGTTACAGATGCAGTTGTAGTTCCACTAATAACATTTGCAAGTGAAGAACCAAAAGTAAAACTTCCACCAGTTCCAGTTAATGGTGTAAATGATGAAGTATATCCTGTACCAGCACCACCAGTTCCAGTATAAGCAGCAACTAATGTTAGAGTTGTAGCACTTGTAATACTTTCAATTCTTGCATATGAAGCATCTGTATCTGTACTTAATTTTATATAATCAGAATATCCAAATGTTTTATTTGTAAATGCAGTTCCAGAACCAGTTACAAACCTACTTCCATTTGTGAAGGTAACAGTTCCAACTAAAGTATGATATAAAGTTGTTCCAACAAATTCTTCTCTATATGAACCTTCATCTGTTAAAACTTGACCTCTAACATTCATATTTCCTCTACTATCAACTTTATAATCAGATGTGTCACCTAAATTTGTAAGAGTTGTTAATATTGCTGTTTCTGGAGAAAAACCACCTAAACTATTATGAGTTGTATTTGTTTTAATTGCATCAGTATTGACATTAGTTTCATGTAAATCACTATCATTTGTTGCATATCTACTTGATGTTATAGCCATAAGTTAAACCTCCATTCTTATTAATTTTCTATCCATAACCATCTAAATTCTACAACTAAATTAGTAGTATCTGTAGTTCTAGTGAATGTGAATAAATATTTGGTATTAGCTTTTAATATTCTTTCTACATTTGGTTTTAATATTTTTGAAGCTTCTGGAAAATCTACTTGTCTTATATAAGGGTTAAAGTCTGCTAATACTGTTCCTTCTGAACCATAAGTTCCTACTGGTGCTGTAGTAAATGTAGTTAATGGAACATCTGAATAATTTCTATTCATATTTACATTAATAACTGCTGTCCCTGTAGTTAATGATGTTATTCCTTCTGTCATTCTTACTTGAAAAGTATTATCAAATGGTGCTAAAGTTAAACCTTGCGTTATATATTGAACTGCACAATTTGCTGGTACTTCTACAAGTAAATATTTTGTTGTTTGTCCAGTTGTAAATGTTAATCCTTGCATTATTCCATAGAATAAATTACCTTCAATAATTGAACTTGTAGTTGTTGCTACTGATTTAAAAGAACTTATTAAAGTTGACATATTATACCTCCATAACTAAAACAGATGTTGGTACACCTATTGAAATAGAATATATTGGTGTTGGTATTAATGGATTTACTGCTAATGTTATATTTGAACCAGCTGCTACATATATACCAGTTGTTCTTGAAACTGTATTAGCATTTGAAGTATAAACTGCTGTTAATCCATTATTTTGAATTGTTATACTTGACCTTCCAACTAAATCAATTGTTCCAGAATTTGTTAAGGTTGGAGTAATACCAATAACTTTTGTTCCAAATATGGAACTAGCTTTTATTGGTGTATCTGTAGTTTCTATTACTTGACCACTTAAATCTATTGTAATTCCAGCACTAATTCCCATATTAATTCCCCCATATCATTATTTGTGCTGTTGCACCAGTAACATCACTTATCATTGTTACATTTGCTGCAACATAAGCTTCAATTACTGTACCAGCTGTTGCTTTATATCCTGTTAATGCAGTTACTCCAGCATCACCAACTAAACTAATCCATAAATTTCCAGTTATATCTTGAAGTGAAATATTCATTCCACCAATTGTTTTAGTAGTTATTGCGGTTGTTACTGCGAATGTTGGCATAATTGAACTTTGAGTTTTATAACTATCTCCTAATCCTATACCTTTTAAGATTTTTTCAGCTACATTAGCTTGTAACATAATTTATACCTCCTTACTCACTTTTGAATGAAATTCTCTATAATGTTTCAACATATCAGCTTGAAAATCACATGAATAATCACATTTTTTACAATGCCTTGATTTCTTTTCTTCTAATATATTTTTTTCAATTGTAATTGGTGGATTATAAAATGTTTTAACTTTTCTTTTTCCTTTTTCTGTAGCTTCTAATTCTATACTATCAAAAAAACCATTTGCCCTTTCTATAATTAATTTATCATCTGTTATAAATTCACCTTTACTATCAAATACAAATATAATTTTTCCAGTTAATTTACTCTTAATTGCATATAAAGGATTACCAAAATATTTAATCATAAAATCCTCCTAAAAAAATAAGGAGGGAAATAAATCCCTCCACTAATTAAACTAATTCGTAAACTTTTACAAAAGCATGATGGTCTGTTACAAGTTTATCTGTTGATATTGGTGTCAAAGTTAATAATACAGTTCCAGCATATTTTAATACCATTCCTAAATCTATTTCAATAACTTTAAAAGTATTTTTAGTTATAGTTGCTGTTATTATCTTTGATGCCCAAAATTCTCCAGCTGCAAATGAAGCTGTTATATCTCCATCTGCACCAGAACCAGTACCACCAATTTCTATTAATAACTTTTGTACTCCTACTGTTGGTGTAATTGTAAATACTTCTGCTAGTGCATCTGTATCTGCTGTTGCTAAGTTACTAGTTCCAGTTGCTACAGTATTCATTTTTAATATTGTGCTATTTACTACTGCTACTGCCATAATAATTTACCTCCTTTTAATTAGATTGTTGTTGATGCAGCTGCTTGTGTTGCATTGATAAGAACTAATTCATTTGGTTTAAGAACTTTTGCACCAAATACATGAAGTCCATCACATTGTCCAGAAAAACTTCCAGCTACCATAGGTTGGTATCTTGATTTAACAATTTGTTCAGCATAAACTATTGAGTTATAACTACCAGCCAAGCATTGTGTATTCCAAGAACCTTCTGCACCAGTTGTAGTAAGATTGTTTGAAACATATATATCCGTATTCCAATGTTTAACCCATTCAATACCAGAATTAACTCCATTTACTCCTTGTAAAATTTCAAACTTAACTCCAGCTAATTCCAATTTTTCTTTATACCAAGGTGGAATAACCATCCATCTTTGTGAAGGTTTAACATTAACTTCTTCAAGTTTTCTAATAACAGTTGAAGTTGTACTTAATGCAATTGTTTCAGAAACAGTTGCAGTTATAGTAGTTCCAGCACCAGCATATAATCCAAATATATATTTATCTGCTGTATTTAATAGTCCATAAGCTGCTTCTTCAACACAAGTTCCTTTAACATCAATTACTGATTGAAAAGCATCTATATCATCAACATAGAAAGAATAATAATTAGCTTGGTCAATCATTAACTGAACACCAGCATCCGTTAATGTTTCTGGTGTAATAGTTCCTGTATAAGCATGGATAGTTGGTCGCATTAAACCAGTAAAGGTGACAGTATCACCCATCTTGTTTATTTGACTTGATGTGTCCATAGTACAAATTTTCTTTGCAATTAAATCATTATCTAATGTCATTAATATTTTGGTGCTGACTAGTTTTGGTATGCTGCTTAATATTGCCATAATTTTATCTCCTTTTTACTTCATTTTGAATAATTCCCTAACTTCTTTCCAGCGTTTAGAAAGTTCTTTTGGTGATAAACTATTTACCATTTCTGGAGTTAAGGCAACATCTTTATTTGAACCATTACCAGTTACAGAACCAGTAGAACTGGCGGCATTTTCTGTATTGCTTAAACTTGTAGTTGAACCTTTTTCAAGTTCTTTAAGTTTAGCTTTCAGAATACTATTTTCATGTAACTTGTAAATGTCTAAAAATCTCTTGCCTTTTGCACCTAAACTTTCTTGATATATTTTATTTTCTTGCCATACTTCTGTTGGAAGAATATCTTTTACTGCATCAAAATCTCTATTATTTTCTTGTTTAAAATAATCTAAAAATTCTTGATTATCTTTTTCTACAAAATCTTTTGCTTCTTTTTTAGAAACATAAGAACTAGCTTTTTTAACTATTTCATTATTAGCTATTAAATCCTCAATATCTGTTGGATTTATACCAGATTTTGTTAAATTATCATTTCTTGCTTGTTTTGCTGCTTCGGCTTGTTCTGCATTTTGTTTTTCCATAGCAGCGTTATAATCTGCTTCTGAATGGACACCATTACTATCACCATAATTTTTTTCATAAAAAGCATCTAGTTTTGCTTGTACTCCACTAGCTACATTTTTTTCTGTTTCTTCTTTTAACCTCTTTGCAAATGCTTGAGTTTGAGTTACATCTTCTGCTGGTGCAGCTGCATTACTAGTTTCAGTTTCAGATGTACTTTCTGTGTTGGTTTCTATTGGAGTTGTTGCGACTTCTCCAGTTTCATTAGCAGCAACATTGTTTTCTTCTTCAGCCATAATATTCTCCTTCACTATTTGTTGGCGAGGTTCGCTTGTATGCGTTTTGCAGCCATTAAAAAAACACCCATAATTAAATGAGTGTTTATTGATACTGTTGAAATCCTATTTGTTGCATTTGTGCATTTGTTAAATTCCAAGCTGATTGTACTGCATTATTTTTTGCTTGAACTACATCTGCTGTTACTGTCAAAGTAAATGTTTTACCTTGATATTCATTTCCAGATTGTAAGCTTAGTTTTATTAATAGTGGTAAAGTAACACAAGTATTATTATGAATAACTTCCATATTTGAACCTAAGATTTTTTTATAATAATAATAATCTCCAATTTTTACCCAATTGCAATCTGTTGGTGCATAATTTACATTTGCTGTTGAAAGATTACAACCCCATGATGGAGTTAATTTTATTCTTGTATAAACTGCTTTAGTTCCAGTATTGTTTATATGAAGAATTTTAGAAGTACAATCTCCAGCGTTCCAATTGTTAGGAGATATAAAACATTCTGTAAAGTTAAACTTAACAGTTCCAGCTTTAAATTGATTTACTATAGTGAAACTTCCAGAAAACCATGCAAACGCTGCACTTGTAGAACAAATAACAAATAAAAATACTAGACTTAATATAAATTTCTTACTTTTAACATTTATTTTTTTCATATTTTTCTCCTTACCAAGGCATTTTAGTTTTTGGCATCATCTTTTTTGACATTTTACCTTTTGGCATTTTAATTTTTACTGGTTTAATTGCAATTTTAATAGCAATTGCTTTTTTAGTTTTAGGAGTTGTTTTTTTATTTTTCATTATTTCCCCTTCCCTTTACCTTTACATTTTGCGAACATAATATTATCCTCCTTTACCATGTAATTTGTTCCTTAGTGATAAATCTTAAAATAATATTTACAGCACTTAAAATAATAACTTGGTCTGCTGCATTGATATTAATATCAGCATCATATGAATTAATAATTGAAGCTACTAAAAGAATTAAATTTACCCAAATAGTTTTACTTAGATACCATTTTTTAGTATTCATATTACTGCTGCAATTATTGCTTTTGCAATTGCATCTGCATTATAAATTTTCATATCTTTTACATTATCAACAAAAGAACATTCAACAAGTACACAAGGCATATTGGTATTTTTTACAACATATAAATGTGAACCATCTTTCACACCTCTATTTTTGTAACCAAGTGCAGCAATATTTTTACAAATTTTTGTAGCATATGATTTTCCAATTGCGGAAATTGCATAACATTCAGTTCCTTCTCCACCACCAGAATTAAAATGAATACATAAATGTAAATCAGATTTAAAAATATTAGCATCTTCTACTCTATAAGCTAGAGATTGAGTTATATTTGAAAAAGTTTTTCCATATGGAGTACAATCATAAATTCTAATGTTTTTAGGAATAAGTTTTATAATTGAAGCAACAACTTGTTTCGTTAAATCATCTTCTTTTCTTATACCTATTGCACCACTATCTGGTTTGCAATTGTGACCAGCATCTATTGAAATTTTCAATTGATTTACCTCCTATTTCTTTTTTTTAGCTTTCTTTGCTTTTGCAACAGATAATGCAATTGCAATTGCTTGTGAACGTTTCTTTCCAGCTGCTTCTTCTGTTGCAATATTTTTTCCAATATTCTTTTTACCTTTTAGTAATGGCATTATTTTTTCACCTTCTTCTTAGCAACTTTTTTAACTGTAGTATGTTTAACTGTTACTGCTTTACCTTTAACTTTTAAAGGTGTATTTCCAGCTGCCGCTTGTGCTACTGAAATTGAAGGATTGTTTTTAGAAGGAATAGAATGAACTGCTTTAATCCAAGCTTGTTCTTTTGCTTTACTTTTAAAATTCATAGCTTTCTTAGCCATTATTTGCACCTCCTTGTGCTGGTGGATTTAATTGCCCTTGCTTATCCGCTGCCATAAGTTGAGTTACCGCAGCTTCATATTGTGCATCTGGTAAACTTTGCAATTTCTTCTGGACTTCTGGTGCTAAAGTATCAACAAATTTAGACATTTCTTCATAATCTGGTGCAGCACTTTGTCCAGTTGGTGCTGGTGCATTTTGTCCAGTTGGATTTTGTTCTTGTCCAGTTGGTGGTGCTTGTGGACTTTCTGGTGGTACTGCACCGCCTTGTGGTGCTTGTTGTTGTTCTAACATAGCTGCATTTTGTTTATTAATTTCATCTATTAATCCTTGTTTATTAGCAATATAACCATCTGGAAACCTTTCTAATGCTTGTAAGAAAGTTATTCTGTTAGTTGCTAATAATTGTAAGATAGTATTAATAGATGTAACTTCTGACCACATAGTAGATGCCCCAACTTCTACTTTTAATGATAAAGGGATTTTTTTATAATCACTTCCGTTTATTTCTCCAACCATTTGAACTTTATCTTCTGTAAATCCAACTTTCCTTGGAACTTTATATTTATTTTCAATAAAATCTTCCCAATTTAAAACTAAATCTTCTACAAATTGATATAAATTTGATTTAGGATTGTCAAGTGGAATTGCAGCTTGTTGAATATTAGCCATTATTCCAGATGCACTTGCTGTTGATGGATTTACATTCCCAAGTGCAGCATCATTTACACCATTTAAATCTTTTGTTTCATTGACCATATCACCTATGAAAGAAAACATATTAGTATTTAGTTGTCCAGCTTGTAACTGTTGAACTGCACCAGTTATATCTCCTTCAACTCCAATTGCACTTCCTATTGCATTATTCCAAGATGATATTCTCGAACTGTCATAAATAACCTTTCCAAATGCTGTCATTCTCAAATGATATACGATATTTGAATACATCTGGTTAATAGCAATCTGGTTTGGTACTAATGCAGTTCCAGCAGCTTCACCATGATAACTGTTCTTTCTCTTAGTCCAATTTCCCCAAGCTAAAGGATAGCGTTTCAATCCCATACTTTGTTCTTGAATTACTGGACTAAACTTTGTAGATTTTCTATAATAAACTTCTCCATCTTTCTTCCATAACTTAATAACATATAAAGTTTTACCATTAGTTTCTGGAGATTTATCAAGTTCGATTTTTCCCCTATCTCCAGCGGTTTCTGTATAATCTAAATCACTTGTTATCAAACTATAATCTTCTTCTTTAACTCCATTTAACTTTGCTTCATCAATTAAATCTTGAACCATGCCCCTACCAACAATTACTATATAAGGTTGTTGCTGCAATCTTCTGTCATTAGCATTACCAAGCATAATTTCAGCACCATCTTTAATTTCATTACAAAAATCTCCAGTTATATCTGTGTCAGTTCCATCCACATTCTTACCATAAGATTGTTTTGTGTTGATATTCTTATCCCAATAAGTATAAATTGCATAATCTCCAGAATTAAATCCATCAACTAAACAATCCCTTAGTAAACTATCAATTTTATCTTTTTCCCACTTATCCTGTATCTGATAATTCAACATATCAAGTTTTGTTTGATATTCAGCAGCATTTTCAGCTTGACCATCAAAATTTTCAATAGTAAATACTGCTTTTATTGGACTTGCAAGTATAGTTGCTATCTGGTGGTCTGCAATACGTTTATAAAGTGGCATTATAAGTGTTGGTTGTCCTTTACTTTTAACACCTCGCCATTGGTCACTAGCATAAAAAGCTTCATTTATATCAATTGTCTTATAATAATCTGGTCTAAGTAACCTATTATAGTTTTTTCCATTTTCATATAGCATATAATCAGCTTGTATATCATTAATAGCCATCATTCACCATCCTTTATATCATAAGGATTATAATTATTAATTCCTTCCCATCCATCTTTCACATTGTCAACTTCTGCTTGACCTTTTTTTTGTTCAATATATTTCTTTAAACTTGAAACTGGATTTATATTTGGAATAACTTTCTTATCAAGCAATCTTCCATGCTTTAATCCCATTAAATAAGTTGAAATTAAACATAAAAAAAAGACTAGTCCAGAAACTAAGCCTATAAGTATATTCATTTAAACACCTACCCTATTTTTTCGCATATTATATAAAGCAATAAAAGTATTAACTATTTCTACTGCATTAAATTTTTTAAAAGGTTTAGTCCAATGCTGGTTGGAAGAAATATAAAAACTTCTTACTTCTGTATCTTTAACTTTTATAAAATCATCAGTATTAAAAACTTTATGTTCTAATACAATTGCAATAGTAAGTTTTCCAGTTGAACTTAAATCTCGAACCAAATGTTCAAGTAATAATTTTTGTCCTAATTTCATTTCCTTATCTTCTAGTTTCAATTCAAAAATCACCCAAGCTTTATCGTGATGGTCATATATTCCATCTAAATCACTAGGGTTACAATTACCTTTTATTAAATCTGTAAAGTCTAGCAATTGCCTTGCCCTTTCTATATGTTTAATCAACATCATGTTTCCCCCCTGTTAGTAATCTATATAAGTTCTATCAGCATTT